GCTGGTTGACCTTGAGTTTGCTTCTGACGTATCTGCCCCTACTTCAGATCGTCACCTGCGAATCAACGGCACTGGCTTGTCAGCTGGTGACACTACTGCTGTAACCAATAGCGACACCCTTGGTTACAAGCACATCGTTAACCTGAAGGCTTTCGCTAAAGACAACTACATCCGTGGTATTCGTGGTGCTGGTAACCAGGAAACTTTCCACATGTTTGTAACTCCGCAGCAGATGGCTAACCTGAAGCTTGATACTGACTTCATCGCTAACGTCCGTAACGCTGGTGTACGTGGATCAAGCAACAGCTTGTTCGCTGGTACTTCAAGCCTGATGGTCGATGGCGTGATGATCCACGAGTTCCGCCATGTGTTTAACACTTCTGGTGCAACTACTGGTACTTCCTCTAACGCTGGCGCAGCTGGCTACAAGTGGGGTGCTGACGCTGACGTAGTTGGCGGACGTGCTCTGTTCTGTGGTGCTCAGGCTCTGGCCCTGGCTGACATCGGTCTGCCTGAAATGGTTGAAGATACTTTCGACTATGGCAACCAGTCTGGTATCAGCGTAGGCAAGATCTTTGGTCTCCGTAAGCCTAAGTACAACAGCGACATCAGTGGCTCTGTACAGGACTTCGGCATCATCGCTCTAGACTCCGCACAGTAAGACTATCGCCCCCTCTTCGGAGGGGGCTTTTACTTTAGAGGTAAAAGAATGTTTGGTTTTTTTGGAAGTAAAGACGACAAGCCTAAGACTGGGCCCTCTGCAGCAGCAAAAAAAGCGCGCAGCCGCTCGTAAAGAGAGGCTAGCAGCGAAGAGAAAGAAAGAGGCAGCCGCCGGAGCAGAGCGTAAGAAAAAAATCGCCGCCCGAAGCGAAGAATTGAAAAAGCGTCGTGCCCCTAAAAAGGCCGCAGCAAAAAAAGCACCTGTTACAGGTAAGAACACTTTGAAGAAGCCTAGCGCTTCTGGCAAAACCGCCAGCTATACAAATACTAATCGGCGCTTGCAAGCCTCCAGCAAAGAGACAGGCGGCGTTAAAACAAAAGCCGGAAACTACCCCGTCTACGCGAAGAAGTCAGGTGCAGCGACGTCCTTTAGGACCGCTTTTGCGAACGCTCGGAAGTCTGGATACAAGACTTTCACTTGGGAAGGCAAAAAGTACAACACCAAAACAAAATAGGAATCAATCATGAAGATTGTAAGCAGTGAGCCATTACGAGTGGCGACCCTTGGCGGCACCGTCGTGTTATTTGAAGCCGGTGTACCCCGCGAAATTGCAGATGAAGTCGGCCTATTAGCCATACAGATGGGCGCAAAAGAATACAACGACAAATATGTCGAAGAGCAAAACGCTGAAGAAGCGGTGTTCGAGGAAGTCATCGAGGTACAGGGTTCTGTGCAGATTGACGATGAGCTAGTTACCTGTCTTGAAAAGATGATGGACGAAGGTGACCCAAAGAAATTTAAAGCCGATGGCTACCCGAAAGCAACGGCTGTTAACAAAGCGCTAGGTAGAGCGGTAGACACAGATGCCCGAGAAGCAGCTTGGGAATCAATACTTAACTCATAGGTAAATATCATGGCAACGACAGTACAAAGCGTAATTGATCGGGTACAGACAGTACTCCAAGACACCACCGGAGTCAGATGGCCAGTGGTTGCCGAACTTGTCTTGTGGATTAACGATGCACAACGTGAAATTGCTCTTCTGAAGCCCGACGCTTCGGCTATTAACGAGACAATCACACTGGCTGCTGGTACGAAGCAAGATATCCCATCAGCCGGTAACCGTCTTCTGAAAGTTGTACGCAACATGTCATCGGCGTCAGGCGGCACGGGTAAGCGCGCAGTACGTCTTGTAGACGTGGAAGTGTTGAACGGCCAAACCCCCGACTGGCACGACCCTACGGTTGCGGGCGATGCAGCCCATACTAATGTTGTAAAGCATTATATTTACGAAGAAAGTAATCCAAGGAATTTTTACGTCTACCCTGGAGTTAGCGGTT